AGATGTCACCGACAGAATATGAAAACCAGTATTATCAACGGCTCGGAAGTGTCTAGATTATCCGTGGCGATTCAACATATAGTATGTCGTTGTTTCTAGACATACATTCTATGTTGTGTAACAAGGGCTTTGCATTAAACATGTTTGAGATTTTATTGATGTAGCTCAAAGTAAAAAACAGAGACTACGGATGATAAGGTCTTGAAAGCAATGTAAATTTTTTAAAGTTGCCAATTGCTTAAAAATGTACAGTTGCGGTATGGCGTACTTAAAAAGCTATGCATGCAACCAGTGAATGTTTTTGCATGCGCTGGGGATGTCCGTTCAGGCTGCGTGCGGTCAGGACTGGTGCGGATCCATAGTATCTATGCAACTGCATTAAAACCGCCCCGTGAAGCGGGCGGGCGAGGCGGGGAAAGCACTGCGCGCGAGGCCTGCAACCACCAGTGTCATCTTTTTGGAAATATGCTAAAGTATTCATAAGGTTGGATATCTGGCGTACAGTGAGATAGTTTATGCGTATAAAAATTAATAATTTTGGAACTATTGCAGAAGCTGATGTTTCAGTTGGTGGTTTAACTGTCATAACTGGTGAAAATGATACGGGGAAGAGTACCGTAGGGAAAATATTGTTTTCAATGGTAAAGGCGATATCTCGTTATCAAGAGGATTTAGAAGAAGACAAAGAGGATAGAATTACATCTATCGTAGAGAAAATATATTTTAATCTGCGTAGGAGGATTAATATTGCTGCTACGCCGGAAATTAGAGAGTTATTCAATCCAAGAAAGTTTTATGCCTCTCTAAAAATAGATATCTCTAAAACTTTGGCTGAGAGAGAGAGTTATCTATATAATTTGATTGAGGAAGGGCTTCTTCCAGAATTGATGGCTGATTCTGTACTCTCTGATATAAGAAAAATCAGAGATATAATGCTTGAGCCAGATGATGAGCTATCTGCTATCAACCGTGCTCTGCGTAAGGCCTTTTACTCTGAATTTAGAGGCGAAATTATTCAGAAGGGTAATCAAAATCCAGTTAAAGCATCTCTGGAAGTTGTTGATGGTGTTAGTCAGTTAATTGATATTAAATGGACTAAAGATGGTATATCACAATTTGATTATACTGATGGCTTAGGATATGTCGACGCAACCTATGTTGACTCTCCAAGTATTATGCAATTTCATAATTTGGTTCGTTTTGCTAAAACTTTATTTGATAGTAATGGTGAATCAGGACGTCTAACTGTTCCATTGCATGTGAAAGATCTATCAATAAAATTAAGCGATTCAGTTTATAATTTATTTGTGCATTCGGATATTTTTGATGATGGCTCATTTTTAAAAGAGTCACTGCGTATATCTAACAAAATCAATGCTACTTTCTGTGGTGAAGTGGTTTATGATATTGAAAAGAATGATTTTTTTCTAGAGAAGCAAGGCTATAAAGTCACATCGGGTAATATTGCGTCAGGAATAAAGTCTTTAGGTATTCTTGATATGCTTGTTAAGTGCGGGGCAGCAGTAGATAACTCGTTACTGATTATTGATGAGCCAGAGGTGAACTTACATCCAAAATGGCAGGTTTTCTATGCTGAGATTATTTGTGAGTTAGTGTCTATGGGGGTTGATATAATAATTACAACACATAGCCCGTATATTATTGATGCTCTTAAACATTATAGCGATAAAATTGGGATTGAAAATCGGTTCTATATAAGCGAGCGATTCCCTGGGGAAGAGTTTACATCTTTTGTTGATATTACTGATAATGTTGCATATGCAATTAATCTTTTGGCATCACCATTAAAAGAATTGAATCAGGAGTATTTGGATGATTTCTAATGAGGAACTTGTTTTTAGAAAACTGTGTGAAGTATACCCTGATTCAATGGTTGATGTAACCGGATTAAGCTACAATGATGCAGGGGCTCGGAATTTTATTATTTGTGATTCGAAGGGCTTTAACTATGATACGGTGTTAAATTGCTCGCCTGTTTATAAGCGTGAGTTTAAAGAAAAATCACCGGATGCTTTATTTTTATATGAAGATAAATTGTACTTCATTGAATTTAAAGAAGGACGTTCACAAAAGGATGATATAAGGTTGAAAATACATGAAGGTGTTACGACTTTATTTCATTTTGTATGTAAACACCTTCCAGAGTTGACAAGGCAAAATTTTGTAGAGCTTAATTTAAATTATGCTGTCGTTTGTAGAGCTAGTGGACATAGAGATATGCGCAGTTCGGCAATGATTGCTGCTCTTGAGAACTCAAGTCAGCGATACAGCTTGAAAAATCTTGAGGGATTTATAATCAAGAAAACAGCAGTCATGGAGGAGCCTCAACAAATATTGAAGTTCCTTAACAAAATAAGTGCCGGAAAAGTAACATCGATTACTGTGTTTGAACACTTGGGGCAAACAGAAACGTTTTGCCTATCTGCTTGATCTTACAGGCTTTGGTGAGCCAAAGCCTGCAGGGTTTATAACGAGTAATTGTTAAATGTTATAACTGTTTCACCTATCCATGAGTTCAATTCCTTCATTCGCGATTGTAGATGCCCTAACTCATTCCTGACAAAAACTTTAGCCGCTTTAACTACATCGCCAAATCCTCCCGCATTATTAGGCATCATCCCCATCATTTGCGGGGGGACTCGATGGGCACTCATTAGATCTTCCGCGCTGGCTTTTTTGATATTAAAAAAATCGTCCTTCGTCGCCACTTCACTGAGCGGGATAATTTTAATGCCGTCGGCTTTTCCCTGTGGGGCATAGAGAAACAGATTTTTAAAGTTGTTGCGGCCTTTCGACTTGACCATGTTTTCGCGAAGCATTTCGATATCGTTGCGGTCCTGCACGGCATCAGTGACGTACATGATGTATCCGGCATGTGCGCCATTTTCGTAATACTTGCGGCGGAACAGCGTGGCCGACTCATTCAGCCAGGCAGAGTTAAGGGCGCTGAGATATTCCGGCAGGCCGTACAGCTCCTGATTAATATCCGGCTCCAGCAGGTGAAACACGGAGCCGGGCGCGAAGGCTGTCGGCTCGTTGAAGGACGGCACCCACCAGTAAACATCCTCTTCCACACCACGGCGGGTATATTTTGCCGGTGAGGTTTCCAGCCTGATAACTTTACCGGTGGTGCTGTAACGCTTTTCCAGAAACGCATTACCGAACACCAGAAAATCCAGCACAAAGCGGCTGAAATCCTGCTGGGAAAGCCACGGATGCGGGATAAATGTCGACGCCAGAATATTGCGTTTGACGTAAATCGGTGAGCTGTGATGCACGGCAGCACGCAGGCTTTTTGCCAGACCGGTAAAGCTGACCGGTGGCTCATACCATCTGCCGTTACTGATGCATTCGACGTAATCCAGAATGTCACGGCGGTCGAGTACCGGCACCGGCTCGCCAAAGGTGAATGCCTCCATTTTCGGGGTGCTGGCGGTCATTTTTTTTGCCGCAGGTTGCGGTGTTTTCCCTTTTTTCTTGCTCATCAGTAAAACTCCAGAATGGTGGATGTCAGCGGAGTGCTGATACCCGCGGTGAGTGGCTCATTTAACAGGGCGTGCATGGTCGCCCAGGCGAGGTCGGCGTGGCTGGCTTCCTCGCTGCGGCTGGCCTCATAGGTGGCGCTGCGTCCGCTGCTGGTCATGGTCTTGCGGATAGCCATAAACGAGCTGGTGATGTCGGTGGCGCTGACGTCATATTCCAGACAGCCACGGCGAATAACGTCTTTTGCCTTGAGCACCATTGCGGTTTTCATTTCCGGCGTGTAGCGGATATCGCGCGCGGCGGGATAGAACGAGCGAACGAGCTGGAACACGCCGACACCGAGGCCGGTGGCATCAATTCCGATGTATTCGACGTTGTATTTTTCGGTGAGTTTGCGGATGGATTCAGCCTGGGTGGCAAAGTCCATGCCTTTCCACTGGTGACGCTCAAGTATTCTGAATTTGCCACCGGCCACCACCGGCGGTGCCAGCACCACGCATCCGGCACTGTCGCCACGGTGTGACGGGTCGTAACCAATCCATACCGGACGTGAGCCGAACGGATTGGCGGCAAACGGCGCATAGTCTTCCCATTCTTCCAGCGTGTCGACCATGCAGCGTTGCAGCTCCTCGAACGGGAACACCGACGCCTTGTCGTCAACAAATTCACACATGAACAGGTTTTTAAAATCGTCGGCGCTGTTTTCGCGTTTAAGCTGCTCAATGTCGAACAGTGTGCAGCCGCCTTTCAGGGCGTCCTCAATGGTGACAATCTGCCGCCACTGGCCGTCCGCACAGAGAAGACCACCGGCAAGAGCGTTATGACTGACGTCTATTTCCACGCGTTCGGCGGCGCTGGCGCGTCCCCGGTTAAACAGTTCACCCGACCAGAACGGGTAGGCGTCGTGCGCCAGCGTGGACGGGGTGGAGAAATAGGTCGAGCGCAGGTGACTCTGTGAGGCCATACCTGATGCCACCTTACGCAGTACCTGAAAATTCGGGATCCAGAAAATCTCATCGACGTACAGGTCGCCGTTATGGCTCTGCGCGGTGTTGGAGTTGGTGCCGAGAAAAATCAGTTTTGCGCCGTTATTGCCCAGGACAATCGGGTCACCGGTCAGGTCAACGTCAACCAGCCGGGCAAAGGCGATGATGTATTCGCGGAACACATACGCCTGCGTTTTACTGGCCGACAGAAAAATCTGGTTATGACCGGTTTTCAGGGCGCGCAGCAGCGCCTCGCGGGAAAAATAAAACGTCGCGCCAATCTGGCGGGATTTCAGGATATCGCGGATGCGGTGCTCAAGCCCGGCGCGATACCAGTGCAACTGATAGTCGAAAGACTGCTCAAAGAAAATCTGCTCCAGCTTTTCGATGGCCTCGTCACTGAAAAAATTCTTTTTCGGTTTGCGACGCCCGCCTTTGTTGCGGTTAGCGACGTTCGGATTAAGGTCTGCCTCGTTGCCGGTCTGACTGTAGCGGTTGACCCGCGCCAGTCGTTCAATCTGGCGTCCCAGCAGGTCAATTTCCTTGAAGTCACCGCCGGTTTTCTGCGGTTTGATGATGAGCTGGGTCAGCCGCGCTTCCAGACTCATTTCGACACGGCTGATGGGGGCAACGCTGTCCCAGCCGTCGCGCTGTTTCCAGCTCTGCACCGTCGGGCGTTTCATCTGCAACATGGCGGCAATCTGCGGCACGGAAACCCCCTGCCAGTACAGCAGCGCCGCCTGACGACGCGGATCGTGTAAAAGAGTGGTGTCTGTGGTGATGGTCATGAATACCTCGCCGTGATGAATACACGGCAAGGCTACTGAGTCGCGCCCCGCGATTCGCTAAGGTGCTGTTGTGTCAGTGATAAGCCATCCGGGACTGATGGCGGAGGATGCGCATCGTCGGGAAACTGATGCCGACATGTGACTCCTCTAATCACTATTCAGGACTCCTGACAATGGCAAAAAAAGCATCAAAATTCTTTCGTATCGGCGTTGAGGGTGACACCTGTGACGGGCGTGTCATCAGTGCGCAGGATATTCAGGAAATGGCCGAAACCTTTGACCCGCGAGTCTATGGTTGCCGCATTAACCTGGAACATCTGCGCGGCATCCTGCCTGACGGTATTTTTAAGCGTTATGGCGATGTGGCCGAACTGAAGGCCGAAAAGATTGACGACGATTCGGCGCTGAAAGGCAAATGGGCGCTGTTTGCGAAAATCACCCCGACCGATGACCTTATCGCGATGAACAAGGCCGCGCAGAAGGTCTACACCTCAATGGAAATTCAGCCGAACTTTGCCAATACCGGCAAATGTTATCTGGTGGGGCTGGCTGTCACCGATGACCCGGCAAGCCTCGGCACGGAATACCTGGAATTCTGCCGCACGGCAAAACACAACCCCCTGAACCGCTTCAAATTAAGCCCTGAAAATCTGATTTCAGTGGCAACGCCCGTTGAGCTGGAATTTGAAGACCTGCCTGAAACCGTGTTCACCGCCCTGACCGAAAAGGTGAAATCCATTTTTGGCCGCAAACAGGCCAGCGATGACGCCCGTCTGAATGACGTGCATGAAGCGGTGACCGCTGTCGCTGAACATGTGCAGGAAAAACTGAGCGCCACTGAGCAGCGCCTCGCTGAGATGGAAACTGCCTTTTCCGCACTTAAGCAGGATGTGACTGACAGGGCGGATGAAACCAGTCAGGCATTCACCCGCCTGAAAAACAGTCTCGACCACACCGAAAGTCTGACCCAGCAGCGCCGCAGCAAAGCCACCGGCGGTGGCGGTGACGCCCTGATGACGAACTGCTGACCGGCGTCAGTCAGTCCGGGAAAACCTTCACGATTAACCCTTAATTTCAGGAAAAACTATGCGCCAGGAAACCCGCTTTAAATTTAATGCCTATCTGTCCCGTGTTGCCGAACTGAACGGCATCGACGCCGGTGATGTGTCGAAAAAATTCACCGTTGAACCGTCGGTCACCCAGACCCTGATGAACACCATGCAGGAGTCCTCTGATTTTCTGACCCGCATCAACATTGTGCCGGTCAGCGAAATGAAAGGGGAAAAAATTGGCATCGGTGTCACCGGCTCCATCGCCAGCACCACCGACACCGCCGGTGGCACCGAGCGTCAGCCGAAGGACTTCTCGAAGCTGGCGTCAAACAAGTACGAATGCGACCAGATTAACTTCGATTTTTATATCCGCTACAAAACGCTGGACCTGTGGGCGCGTTATCAGGATTTCCAGCTCCGTGTCCGTAATGCCATTATCAAACGCCAGTCCCTTGATTTAATCATGGCCGGTTTTAACGGCGTGAGGCGTGCCGAAACCTCTGACCGCAGCAGTAACCCGATGCTGCAGGATGTGGCGGTCGGCTGGCTGCAGAAATACCGCAATGAAGCCCCGGCGCGCGTGATGAGCAAGGTTACTGACGAGGAAGGTCACACGACCTCTGAGGTCATCCGCGTGGGTAAGGGCGGTGATTATGCCAGCCTCGATGCACTGGTGATGGATGCGACCAACAACCTGATTGAGCCGTGGTATCAGGAAGACCCTGACCTTGTGGTGATTGTGGGGCGTCAGCTACTGGCGGACAAGTATTTCCCCATCGTTAACAAGGAGCAGGACAACAGCGAAATGCTGGCCGCTGACGTCATCATCAGCCAGAAACGCATCGGTAACCTGCCGGCGGTACGCGTCCCGTACTTCCCGGCGGATGCGATGCTCATCACGAAGCTGGAAAACCTGTCCATCTACTACATGGATGACAGCCATCGCCGCGTGATTGTGGAAAACCCGAAACTCGACCGCGTGGAGAACTACGAGTCAATGAACATTGATTACGTGGTGGAAGACTACGCCGCCGGTTGTCTGGTGGAAAAAATTAAGGTCGGTGACTTCTCCACACCGACTAAAGTGACCGCAGAGCCGGGAGCGTAACCGATGATGAGTCCCGCACAGCGCCACATGATGCGGGTCTCGGCAGCGATGACCGCGCAGCGGGACGCCGCCCCGCTGCGACATGCAACTGTCTATGAGCAGATGCTGGTCAAGCTGGCCGCAGACCAGCGCACACTGAAAGCGATTTATTCAAAAGAGCTGAAGGCCGCGAAAAAACGCGAACTGCTGCCGTTCTGGTTGCCGTGGGTGAACGGTGTGCTGGAGCAGGGCAAAGGTGCACAGGATGACATTCTGATGACGGTCATGCTGTGGCGTCTGGATACCGGCGATATTGCCGGTGCGCTGGAGATTGCCCGTTATGCCCTGAAGTACGGTCTGACCATGCCGGGTAAACACCGCCGCACCCCGCCGTACATGTTCACCGAGGAGGTGGCGCTCGCGGCCATGCGCGCCCACGCTGCCGGTGAGTCTGTGGATACCCGCCTGCTGACGGAGACCCTTGCACTGACCGCCACGGCAGACATGCCTGATGAAGTGCGCGCAAAGCTGCACAAAATCACCGGTCTGTTTCTGCGTGACGCTGGTGATGCCGCCGGTGCGCTGGCTCACCTGCAACGTGCGACACAGCTCGACTGTCAGGCAGGCGTCAAAAAAGAGATTGAACGACTGGAGCGGGAGCTGAAACCGAAGCCGGAGCCGCAGCCCAAAGCGGCCACCAGTGCCACGCGTAAGACCCGGAGTGCGACACCGGCAAAACGTGGACGCCCGAAAAAGAAAGCCAGTTAACAACCGAATGCGCCCCGCGCCAGGGCGGCACGCCGGTCTGTGAGGGTGAATCACCTGACACTGTACCGGCGTCCACCGCCCGACTTTTCAGAGGTAGTCATGATGACGCTGATTATTCCGCGAAAGGAGGCTCCCGTGTCTGGTGAGGGTACGGTGGTCATCCCGCAACCGGCAGGCGACGAGCCGGTGATTAAAAACACGTTCTTTTTTCCCGATATCGACCCGAAGCGCGTCCGGGAACGTATGCGCCTTGAGCAGACCGTCGCCCCCGCCCGTCTGCGTGAGGCCATCAAGTCAGGCATGGCTGAAACGAATGCGGAGCTGTACGAGTACCGCGAACAGAAAATTGCTGCCGGTTTTACGCGTCTGGCGGACGTCCCGGCGGACGACATCGACGGTGAAAGCATCAAAGTTTTTTACTACGAGCGCGCCGTGTGTGCGATGGCGACCGCGTCGCTTTATGAGCGTTATCGCGGTGTGGATGCCAGTGCGAAAGGCGACAAGAAGGCTGACAGCATTGACAGCACCATCGATGAACTGTGGCGGGATATGCGCTGGGCAGTGGCGCGCATCCAGGACAAGCCGCGCTGCATCGTGAGTCAAATCTGATGAAGACCTTTGCGCTACAGGGCGACACGCTCGACGCCATTTGTGTCCGGTATTACGGGCGCACTGAGGGCGTGGTCGAGGCCGTGCTCGCCGCAAATCCGGGACTGGCTGAACTGGGTGCGGTGCTGCCACACGGCACCGCCGTCGAACTGCCCGACGTTCAGACCGCGCCCGTGGCTGAAACTGTCAATCTGTGGGAGTAACGCATGACAGCAGAAGAAAAAAGCGTCCTGTCGCTTTTCATGATTGGGGTGCTGATTGTTGTCGGCAAGGTGCTTGCCGGTGGTGAACCCATCACCCCGCGTCTGTTTATCGGGCGCATGTTGCTCGGTGGTTTTGTCTCAATGGTTGCCGGTGTTGTTCTGGTGCAGTTTCCTGACCTGTCACTGCCTGCGGTGTGCGGCATTGGCTCCATGCTGGGTATCGCCGGTTATCAGGTGATTGAGATTGCCATTCAGCGCCGCTTTAAGGGCAGGGGGAAACAGTAATGCCGGTAATTAAAACACATCAGAATATCGCCGCCTTTCTCGACATGCTGGCCGTGTCCGAAGGGACGGCGAATCATCCGCTGACGAAAAACCGGGGCTATGACGTGATAGTCACCGGACTGGACGGGAAGCCGGAAATTTTCACCGACTACAGTGACCACCCGTTCGCGCATGGCCGACCGGCGAAGGTATTTAACCGTCGCGGTGAAAAGTCCACGGCCTCCGGTCGCTATCAGCAGCTTTACCTGTTCTGGCCGCACTACCGCAAACAGCTTGCCCTGCCGGATTTCAGTCCGTTGTCACAGGACAGGCTCGCCATTCAGTTGATCCGCGAACGCGGTGCACTGGATGACATCCGGGCGGGACGCATTGAGCGCGCCATTTCACGCTGTCGCAATATCTGGGCGTCCCTGCCGGGAGCCGGTTACGGTCAGCGTGAGCATTCACTGGAAAAACTGGTCACCGTCTGGCGTACCGCTGGCGGCGTACCGGCTTAAACGGAGTAAACACCATGAAGAAATTATCCCTTTCACTGATGCTGAACGTGTCGCTGGCGCTGATGCTGGCACTGTCCCTGATTTACCCGCAGAGCGTGGCCGTCAGTTTTGTCGCCACCTGGGCGATTCTGGCGACGGTTATCTGTGTGGTTGCCGGTGGTGTCGGCGTGTATGCCACGGAGTATGTGCTGGAACGCTACGGGCGGGAGCTTCCGCCGGAATCGCTGGCCGTGAAGATTGTCACGTCGCTGTTTTTGCAGCCGGTGCCGTGGCGCAGACGGGCGGTGGCTCTGGTGGTGATGGTGGCGACGTTTATCTCGCTGGTCGCTGCCGGGTGGATTTTTACCGCGCTGATTTATCTCGTGGCGTCGGTGTTCTTCCGGCTGATACGTACGGCCTGCCGTCAGCGTTTTGAGGGGCGGGAACCATGTCAAAGCTGATGATTGTGATGGTTGTGCTGTTATCGCTGGCGGTGGCGGGGCTGTTTCTGGTGAAGCATGAAAACGCCAGCCTGCGCGCCTCGCTGGACAGGGCGAACAACGTCGCCAGCGGGCAGCAGACGACCATCACCATGCTGCAAAATCAGCTTCATGTTGCCATCACCAGGGCAGACAAAAACGAGCTGGCGCAGGTGGCACTGCGTCAGGAACTGGAGAACGCCGCGAAGCGTGAAGCACAGCGCGAGAAAACCATCACGAGGTTACTTAATGAAAACGAAGATTTTCGCCGCTGGTACGGTGCTGACCTGCCTGATGCTGTGCGCCGGTTGCACCAGCGCCCCGCCTGCACTGACGCCAGTGATTGTCGCCAACGCCTGCCCGAAAGTGAGCCTTTGCCCGATGCCGGGCAGTGACCCGCAGACGAACGGCGATTTAAGTGCCGATATCCGGCAGCTTGAGAACGCGCTGGCACGCTGTGCCAGCCAGGTAAAAATGATTAAACACTGTCAGGACGAAAACGATGCTCAAACCCGACAGCCTGCGCAGGGCGCTGACTGATGCCGTCACGGTGCTGAAAACCAGTCCCGAGATGCTGCGGATATTCGTTGATAACGGGAGTATTGCCTCCACGCTGGCGACGTCGTTGTCATTCGAAAAGCGTTACACGCTCAATGTGATTGTGACCGACTTTACCGGTGATTTTGACCTGCTCATCGTGCCGGTGCTGGCGTGGCTGCGGGAAAATCAGCCCGACATCATGACCACCGACGCAGGCCAGAAAAAGGGCTTCACGTTTTATGCAGACATCAACAATGACAGCAGCTTTGATATCAGCATCAGCCTGATGCTGACCGAGCGCACGCTGGTCAGTGAGGTGGACGGCGCACTGCATGTGAAGAATATCCCGGAACCCACGCCGCCGGAGCCGGTCACCCGCCCGGTGGAGCTTTATATCAATGGCGAACTGGTGAGCAAGTGGGATGAATGAGTTTAAGCGTTTTGAAGACCGGCTGACCGGACTGATTGAATCGCTGTCACCGTCAGGGCGTCGGCGACTGAGCGCCGAACTGGCGAAACGTCTGCGGCAGAGTCAGCAGCGTCGGGTGATGGCACAGAAAGCCCCGGACGGCACACCCTACGCGCCACGCCAGCAGCAGAGCGCCAGAAAAAAGACTGGTCGTGTTAAGCGAAAAATGTTTGCGAAACTTATCACCAGTCGTTTTTTGCATATCCGCGCCAGCCCGGAACAGGCATCAATGGAGTTTTACGGCGGGAAGTCACCGAAAATCGCCAGCGTGCATCAGTTCGGTCTGTTGGAAGAAAACCGGAAAGACGGTAAGAAAATTGATTATCCGGCGCGTCCTCTGCTCGGCTTTACCAGTGAGGATGTGCAGATGATTGAAGAGATTATCCTGGCTCACCTCGACCGTTAGTTGTGCCATTCCTGACACCTCATCGTCACATTGCCGCCGGTATGACCCGGCGGCATCCTTCCCGTTATGAACACTCTCGCAAATATTCAGGAACTCGCGCGCGCACTGCGCAATATGATTCGCACCGGCCTTGTCGTCGAAACCGACCTTAACGCCGGTCGCTGCCGTGTGCAGACCGGCGGCATGTGCACCGACTGGCTTCAGTGGCTGACCTGTCGTGCCGGGCGTTCGCGCACATGGTGGGCACCTTCCGTGGGGGAGCAGGTGCTGATTCTGGCCGTGGGCGGTGAACTTGACACGGCGTTTGTTCTGCCGGGGATTTATTCCGGCGATAACCCCGCGCCGTCTGCGTCGGCGGATGCCCTGCATATCCGTTTCCCTGACGGGGCGGTGATTGAGTATGAACCCGAAACCAGTGCACTCACGGTAAGCAGAATTAAAACGGCCAGCGTGACGGCTTCTGATTCTGTTACTGCCACGGTGCCGGTGGTCATGGTGAAAGCATCAACCCGCGTCACCCTGGACACACCGGAGGTGGTCTGCACCAACAGGCTGATTACCGGCACGCTGGAAGTGCAGAAGGGCGGGACGATGCGCGGCAACATTGAACACACCGGCGGTGAACTCTCATCAAACGGTAAGGTACTGCATACCCATAAACACCCCGGCGACAGCGGCGGCACAACCGGGAGCCCTCTATGACAGCGCGTTATCTCGGAATGAATCGTAGTGATGGCCTGACTGTCACTGACCTTGAGCATATCAGCCAGAGTATCGGCGATATCCTGCGCACACCGGTCGGCTCACGGGTGATGCGTCGTGATTACGGCTCGTTGCTGGCGTCAATGATTGACCAGCCGCAGACCCCGGCGCTTGAGTTGCAGATTAAGGTCGCCTGTTACATGGCAGTGCTGAAATGGGAACCCCGCGTCACCCTGTCATCCGTCACCACGGCGCGCAGTTTTGACGGGCGAATGACGGTCACGTTAACCGGTCAGCACAACGACACCGGCCAGCCACTTTCGTTAACCATCCCTGTGAGTTGAAACCATGCCGATTATCGACCTGAACCAGCTACCCGCACCGGATGTGGTCGAGGAGCTGGACTTTGAAACCATTCTTGCCGAACGCAAGGCGACACTGATTTCCCTTTACCCGGAAGACCAGCAGGAGGCGGTCGCCCGTACCCTGACGCTGGAATCCGAGCCTCTCGTCAAACTGCTGGAGGAAAATGCTTATCGTGAGCTTATCTGGCGTCAGCGTGTGAATGAGGCCGCACGGGCGGTGATGCTGGCCTGTGCCGCCGGTAATGACCTTGATGTGATTGGTGCCAATTACAACACCACACGCCTGATTATCACCCCGGCAGATGATTCGACCATCCCGCCGACACCGGCAGTGATGGAGTCTGACACCGATTATCGTCTGCGTATTCAGCAGGCGTTTGAAGGTTTAAGCGTTGCCGGGTCGGTGGGAGCCTATCAGTATCATGGTCGTAGTGCCGACGGGCGTGTCGCGGATATCTCTGTTACCAGTCCGTCTCCGGCCTGTGTCACTATCTCCGTGCTGTCACGTGAAAATAACGGCGTCGCATCCGAAGACCTGCTGGCCGTGGTGTGTAACGCCCTTAATGGCGAGGACGTCAGGCCGGTGGCCGACCGCGTGACCGTGCAGTCTGCCGCCATCGTTGAATACCAGATAAACGCCACGCTTTACCTTTACCCTGGTCCCGAAAGCGAACCCATACGCGCGGCCGCCGTGAAAAAACTGGAAGCGTACATCACGGCACAGCACCGGCTTGGGCGCGACATCCGTCTGTCTGCCATTTATGCCGCTTTGCATGTGGAAGGCGTGCAGCGTGTCGAGCTGGCCGCACCACTGGCCGACATTGTGCTCAACAGTACGCAGGCGTCTTTCTGTACCGAATACCGCGTCGTGACCGGAGGCTCGGATGAGTGAGCGCCTGCTGCCGACCGGCTCATCACCGCTTGAAATTGCTGCCGCAAAAGCCTGTGCGGAAATTGAAAAAACGCCGGTCAGGATTCGTGAACTGTGGAACCCGGATACCTGTCCGGCAAATCTGCTGCCGTGGCTGGCGTGGGCGTTTTCGGTCGACAGGTGGGATGAAAAGTGGCCGGAAGCGACAAAGCGCGCCGTTATCCGCGATGCCTATTTCATCCACTGTCATAAGGGCACGATAGGTGCAATCCGACGTGTGGTGGAGCCGCTCGGCTATCTCATCAACGTGACGGAGTGGTGGGAAAACAGTGACCCGCCCGGCACCTTCCGGCTCGATATTGGTGTACTGGAAAGCGGTATCACAGAGGCAATGTATCAGGAAATGGAACGGCTGATTGCTGATGCCAAACCTGCAAGCCGTCACCTTATTGGTCTGAACATTACCCGGGACATTCCCGGCTACCTGTTCGCCGGTGGTGTGGCTTATGACGGCGATGTAATTACGGTTTACCCCGGATAAGTGAGGAATAATGAGCACAAAATTCAAAACCGTTATCACCACTGCCGGTGCAGCAAAGCTGGCAGCGGCAACCGCGCCGGGAGGGCGGAAGGTCAACATTACCACGATGGCTGTCGGGGATGGCGGTGGTAAATTGCCTGTCCCGGATGCCGGACAGACCGGGCTTATTCATGAAGTCTGGCGACATACGCTGAACAAAATCAGCCAGGACAAACGAAACAGTAATTATATTATCGCAGAGCTGGTTATTCCGCCGGAGGTGGGCGGTTTCTGGATGCGTGAGCTTGGCCTGTACGATGATGCGGGAACGTTAATTGCTGTGGCGAACATGGCCGAAAGTTATAAGCCTGCCCTTGCCGAAGGCTCAGGGCGTTCGCAGACCTGCCGCATGGTCATCATCGTCAGCAGTGTGGCCTCAGTGGAGCTGACCATTGACACCACAACGGTGATGGCGACGCAGGATTACGTTGATGACAAAATTGCAGAGCACGAACAGTCACGACGTCACCCGGACGCCTCGCTGACCGCAAAAGGTTTTACTCAGTTAAGCAGTGCGACCAACAGCACGTCTGAAACACTGGCCGCAACGCCGAAAGCGGTAAAGGCCGCTTATGATCTTGCTAACGGGAAATATACCGCGCAGGATGCTACCACAGCGCGAAAAGGCCTTGTCCAGCTCAGTAGCGCCACCAATAGCGATTCTGAAACGCTCGCCGCAACGCCGAAAGCGGTAAAGGCAGCATATGACCTTGCTAACGGGAAATACACTGCACAGGACGCCACCACAACGCGAAAAGGCCTTGTTCAGCTCAGTAGCGCCACCAACAGCGATTCTGAAACGCTTGCGGCAACGCCAAAGGCGGTTAAGACAGCATATGACCTTGCTAACGGGAAATACACTGCACAGGATGCCACCACTGCGCGAAAAGGTCTTGTCCAGCTCAGTAGCGCCACCAACAGTGATTCTGAAACGCAGGCTGCAACGCCAAAGGCGGTGAAGTCTGCCTATGACAATGCTGAAAAACGTCTTCAGAAAGATCAGAACGGTGCGGATATCCCTGATAAAGAACGCTTCCTGAGTAACATTAATGTTTACAGCAAAGGTGAAGTGGATAAGAAAAAGGGAATGCGAAAGTATTCGTTTGCAGCCCCTGCAAATGTCGTTGCCGGGAAGTGGTACCCCGTTATCTTTCGCCGTGCTGCCAGCCTTTCAGGAGAAATGGCATCCCGCGTTGTTATTTCCACTGGTTGTTATAACGGCGATTATGTAATGAATAACTGCGAGTTTAATGGCCTGGTTATGCCCGGAGGCTGGACTGATCGTGGTTCATATGCGGCAGGTTATTTCTGGACGTATCAGACTAATGAGCGTTCAATCCATTCCATTGTTACAAGCCTGAAAGATGATGATGTATGTAGTGTTTTTTATGTTGAAGCCAGAGCTTTCCCTGTACAAATTCTTGCAGAGGAAGGGCTAACGGTTATTGTTCCGACAGAGGATTATGTCGTCGGTCAAACGACATATAAGTGGGGGGCAACTAATCCCGCTACAGAAAGCACGAACGCACAGGCTATTCTGGATTTTAAAAATGGGCGCGGTTATTACTGCTCACATCCATTTATTTCCAGCCTTTCAGGAAATGCTGCAACAGCAACGAAGTTAGCGAATGCAAGAAATATTAATGGTGTCAGATTTGATGGTTCTGCCGATATAAATATTAATACACTGGTATCCAGAAACCGTGTTACTGCATTAGGTGGGAGCTCAAAGGGTACACCAGGTATTCAGATGTATGAGGCATACAACAATGGCTACCCAACAGCCTATGGTAATGTGCTTCATCTCACTGGCGTAACCGCAGTAGGAGAGGGGGAGTTACTTATTGGCTGGAGTGGAACCAGCGGTGCTCATGCTCCGGCATATATTCGCTCCCGACGAGATACCACAGATGCTAACTGGTCTGGATGGGCGCAACTATATACAACTGCTCATAAACCCTCAGCGGGAGATGTTGGTGCATACACCAAAGCTGAGTCAGATTCACGTTATGTGAGAGACATGCGACTGGGCGGTGCATCTACATATAAACCAGCAAATAATGGTACTACATGGACGCATCAGGCTCCGTCAGGTTGCGTATATACCGGCATTATTGTTCAGGATACCGGCTCAAACTCTGCCGATAACATTGGTGGCGTATATTACAGACCGGTGCAGAAATACATTAACGGGACATGGTATAACGTGGCGCAGGTATAATTTATGCAGCATTTAAAAAATATTACGGCGGGTAATCCAAAAACGGTTGAACAATATCAATTGACAAAGAATTTTGATGTTGTCTGGTTTTTTTCAGAAGATGGTAAGAACTGGTACGAAGAACAAAAGTATTTTGCTGATGACACGATAAAAATAGCGTACGACAAAGATAATATCATCCACTATGTGGAAAAGGATGTGACAGCTATCAGACCGGATGGATTAAGTGTTGTTGAAGTGGCGGATATTACTGCTAACCGACGGGCGGACATTTCAGGGAACTGGATGTTTAAGGACGGCAAAGTGATTAAACGCATTTATACGGCAGAGGAATTACAGCAGCAGGCAGAAATTCGGAAAGCCAGACTTCTTGCAGATGCTGAATCCGTGATTTTGCCGCTGGAGCGCGCGGTCAGACTGAACATGGCAACAGATGAGGAGCGTAGCCGACTGGAATCATGGGAACGCTACAGCGTTCTGGTCAGTCGTGTGGATCCTGCAAATCCTGAATGGCCGGAAATGCAACAATAAGCTGTATAAGCTCTGGTGTGAGCTCACATATCTATAACACAGAGTAACCCCTAATCTGACAGTCCGCTCTGTGCCAGGAGCGGACATTGATAACATCAAGGCTCTCTGGTCAGAGGGACTCAGGTCATTTACAGCATACAAAGAAAAAATTGAAATATTTTTCAAATAAACACATTGCAGGGCTTAGGCCTTACTCTTTAGCTCGTTTGGTCATCTCATTTGCTAACTGTGTAGACCAATAATGTTGACTCTTTGCTTCTAATATGAAAAGTAGCGCTCTCACACATTGTAGCTGAGCATGCACATAAGTATGAATATTACCAACCGAAGTAGGAACTAAGTGGGTTTCAGGTGTGTAGTAGTGGTAGATGCTCGTTTGTGAAGGATGAACATATTCGCTAAGTATGTCATAAGTCAGTTCAAAATCACTTTCCATCTGATTAGTCTGCTTCATCTCATCTTTATAGAGTTCGCGTAAAGCAGTCATCACATGCATACTGAAAGCAAGTAGGTTTTCAAAACGATATTTAGCCTCCTCAGTAAACATGTAGTCGTTCGGGTCAAATACTTCTTTCTGAATCTTTTCTTGCTCTGACTTTTTAAATCGAGAACTATTCGTAAAGTTCAATATAACTTCGATAGCGTTATCTACACTTGCGTGTCCATTTTGGGTAGTCAAAATTTTCTCTACTTTCTTGTTTAAGAGTCGTGAGAAGGCATGAGTTTCAATCATTCCTCGGCTAACAATACAAGCGCTTTGGTATCGTTCGTTTTCGAGGAGGAGAAGCGCATCATCGAAGATGTCTATCTGCCTGTTCATAAGTAAATTGGCATAATTAACGAGATACAGTCCGCGGTCAGGGTTATGTGTTTTTTCGACAATTACACCATTAATCTTGCTCAGCGCAGCTCTGGCGGCTTTTGCCTCATTCAGTCTCTGTTCTATAAGTTCTTTATACATGCTTTGTTTCCTTACAGGAGGATGTGTATCAACGAATAATCATTCCGCCTTTTGTCAGCTTGACTGTAAGGTATCATGCTGAAGTTAGCCATACAAAGCTCTGCCCATTATCAGTTTACCCAAAGCAGACTGTCAGATTTGATAGCGTTTGGGCTATGTAAATTGTCAGTCGGAAAATGAGTGAGTACAAATCAGGACAGGCGGGCAAATTGCCCGCCTTTTCTTTACCGGTGGTTGTGCTGTCGATTAGCCAACCGGGACAAATAGCCTGACATCTCCGGCACAACTGAAAATACCACTCACCCATTAACCACGGAGTTAAACGGATGAGTGACTATCATCACGGCGTGCAGGTGCTGGAGATTAACGACGGCACCCGCGTCATTTCCACCGTATCCACTGCCATTGTCGGCATGGTCTGTACGGCCAGCGATGCGGATGCGGAAACCTTCCCCCTCAATAAACCTGTGCTGATTACTAATGTGCAGAGCGCAATTGCAAAGGCCGGTAAAAAAGGCACGCTGGCGGCGTCGTTGCAGGCCATCGCTGACCAGTCAAAACCGGTCACCGTTGTTGTGCGCGTGGAAGACGGCACCGGCGACGACGAAGAAACGAAACTCGCGCAGACTGTTTCCAATATCATCGGTACCACCGACGAAAACGGTCAGTACACCGGACTGAAAGCCCTGCTGGCGGCGGAGT